TCCTAAACTCTCAAAGTGAGATTTAGCTCTATTAAGAATAGACATAAATTATTATTCTGTTCCTATTGTTAAAGCACCAGTGCCTTGAAACGTCACAGATCTAGCAACTACTCCATCTAAAGGTTGGTTTACAGACATTCCTGTAACTATACCAGCACCTTCAAATTTTCTGTCACCAGATGAACTTCCTTCAGGTAGTAATTTAAAAGTTAAACTTGACCCAGCAGTTAATTGTGTTTGACCACTATCTGTCTCGTCAAAGTGCATTTCTAAAGTACCTGAAAAAGATGTTCTACCAGCTATAAAAGATTTTGCTCCATCTTCCATTTTAGTTGACTCAACTACATCCCCTGTTGTTTCAATAGTGAATGATGTTAACTCTCCTACTGCTGTTCCGCCAATTGCGACTTGTCCTTCCTTACCATGATGAACTGCCATCTTATTTTCCTCCGATTAAGTTGTTTATATTATTTTTCATCGTCTTCGTCAAACTCTTCTTCTTCATCTTCTTCAAGATCTTCATCTTCAAAATCTTCATCCTCAGAGTTTTCTTCTCTTATCTCACTTATTATGTCTTTTACTTCTTCACAAAGTAGAGATTCTTTATCATGCAATTTCTCAATTGCATCCATTTTCTTTTCTATTTTATCTAATTTTTTTTCTATACTAGCCATGTCTCTCCTTAAGGTGTTCCTGATTCAAATGTGTAAATACACCTAATAGTCATCCTGATCCCACCAATAGGGAATAGAGTCCCCTCATCAGTTTCAACAGATATGACTTCTGTATCAAGTGCATTACCACTTCTAGTAATATCAGATTCTAATTCAGTTTCAATAGCAGTAATTAATTGATTTCTTTTTGTATCAATATTGACCTCTGCACCTTTGACAAAACCTGATAACACAAAGTCTATCGTTCCTTGCCTTGTTCTTGCACCCTCACCCATTTCAATATCCTCTCTTGTTTCCTCACTAGTTTGTATTATTACAACTGGATATTGTTTGTCAGAAAGCTCATCAATATCAAAGGGTTGTCTAGTAACCTTCTTAATACTTGGACTTGATATACCACTAATAGTTGAAGCTATGTTTGATGCTATATTCTCTCTTGTACTCATAATCTCATCTTTCTAATTTCTTTTTCCATAAACTGAACAAACTCTTTCTTTATAAGTTTTTCTGTACGAGTATCAAATCCAAAAAATTCTCTTTTAGGTTCATTCAATACTTGATTAAATAAAGCTCTTGTTCTCATTTCAGCATTGTTAAAAAATATAGATGCCTTTCTTGAAGATTTAACTTTGCCTGTAATAGATCCTAACATTCTTCCTGTAAAAAATAAATCAACTTTTTGTGACTTTCCTTCTTTTTGTAATCGTTTTAAATATTGATCACTATAAGGAGCAAACCTTCTACGTCTAAAATCTTGTTCTTTTGATGTAAGTTCTTTGATAATTGATTGTAATCTAAAACTAGCTCTAGCCAGGCCTTTTCTTGTTATAGATGGAAATCTGTTAAAAAATTTGTCAAAGTTTTTTTGGATAGATTTGACGTTTGACTTTATACGAACGTCGACTGCCATTATCTAGTCAATCTTCTTAATCCATGAAGAGGCTCTCGTTCACTTGTAGATATTGAAGCATCTGCATCAGAGTCATAGTTTACACCATCCTCTAATATGGATCTAAACTCTTTGTTATATTCTGACATATAATACTCTGCCATTCTTTCAAATCTATCTTTCTCAGCTTCAGGTCTAAACTTTGTTAAAGCTGGTAATAAGAATCTTCCTAAAAATAAATATACTCCAGCTCTTTCAAATTGATCTAAGTCAACTTTAGTGTCCACCATTTCCGCAGTATTTAAAACTGTAATATCTGTATAAACATTAGTTTTATATACAGGCCACCATTCTATTCTTAATTGTCTAAGTATATCATTTGTTGTTTGTGAAAAAAAATTTGTGGCCTCAGTAGATCCTGATGCTATACCAAAATCAAATGTGTCAGGTTGATACTTTGTGACATCACTTGCTACAATTACATTTGCTCCAGTAAAATTAGCCATTATAACCTACTATCCACTTTAGAATCTTTCTAAACTTTCTTTTTAGCTTTTTTAACATTTTTTTTTCTCTTTGATTTCAACTCTACAACTTTATCAGAAATTTCTTTCACTGTCTCTTTTATTTTTTTTTTCACACCATCAACTGGTACAAAACCATTTCTTGTAAAATGTCCTAAATTAGCTTCATAATATTTTTTATCTTTTATAATTATTTTTCTGCCATTTGTTAATTTAATATCCATAATCTCTCCTGTTTAAAATGTGAGGGTAGTCTCCCACCCTCACAAAGTATTCAATTATTATTGAATTGTTGAGTCCGCTTCGATCTCACAACCATTAGTGTCGTTTAACTCACCAACACCATAAACCGCAGTTGCTACAATCTCATCTGCTCTTAGAGACGCATCTCTTTGAGTTTCGATTTTAAGATCTTGCATCATTGCTAGTCCCAAAGCATCAGGGTGGAATACTGCACCTTTGTAATCACCAGTTGTTCCTGGATCATTACTAGATGAGTCTGTCATATTTGATGTTTCAAATATGTTTACCCCAGCGATTTGACCTACTAAAGATGATCTTAAAATTTCATTACCAACACCTGGATTAGGGTTAGCAAAAGTATTTGTAAGACCTGATTTTAGATCAAATGCTACTTGTGGGTGGATAACCGCATTTAGATTATCACCTGGTACTGAGTTTGCTCTTAATTTTGCCACTGCTTGGAAAATTAAAGCCGCTGACATAGTTGTTGATGCTGATCCAACAGTTGTTGAAAAACCACCAAATAAAGCTGTTAAGTCTTTGTCAACTTTTTTTGCAATTGCCTCACCAAATAATCGACCTATATCTGCCGCTACATTTCTTGGAGCCGCATTTCTTCCTAGATCAGTTAAAGTTGTCATGATTCCATGCTCAGAACAAGTAATTGTTTTTGATGTTGGATCAATTGCTGTGTTAGATAAATCAGATGCTTCTGATACTGCCGCCGCAGAAACTGCGGAGTAGATCGGAACTTCAACTGACTTTCCACCACCTGTTACTGCATAGTTTCTTACAAGTGGTCTCATAATTGATCTCTCACTTGCTACGAACAATGCCTCTGCTACTATCTCTGTGTATAGTTCCGATAGTGTAGAACTTGTGCTTTCGTCTGCCATTGTTTTTCCTTATATTATTTATTGTTTAAGTTTATTTGAACAGGAGCAGAATCTCTTTGTTTGCGATACTCAGCATAACGTTTTCGATCCTCCGCCTTGCTCATGTCTAAGTCCTGAATATTAAATGGTTTTACAGTTTTACCTTCGATGCTACTGGTCGATCCTGTCCCAGCTAAAGACCCTTTTCGGAAATGTGGGTTCACATCTAAAAACTCTTTTACTCGATCCTCAAGAGAAAAAAGCTCACCTTTAGAGTTATATCTAATATTTTTATTTTGATCAAGTATTTCTACTCTTCCATCATCATTATAGTTTACTTCGTTTTTTAACAAAGAAACCACTTGATCAGGTGCAATTGCATTATTTTTAGATGCATGGGCCATGATAGAGTTATCTACATTGATTGTTTTTACCTTACTTTTCCAATCTGCTAACTCTTTGTCTTTCTCGGCTATTCTCTCTTTCATAAGGTTTTCAAGATCAGCTTTTGTTTTAGCTTCTTGGATTTGCTTTTCTTTTAAAGCATCATCCTCTTTTTTCTTTTGCTCATCTAACATTCTTTGATGTTTTTGTTTCTCAGCTTCTAATCTTTGTTTAACTATTCTATCAACATCTTCTTGATTAAAAGATCCAGCTGGTTTTGGTGCGTCAGCTTCAGTTTGTTTAGCCACCACCTCTGGTGCATCATTTTGCGGTTGATTAACCTTTTGCTCTTCTGACATTTTTGCTCCTATATTATTAAATTGCCTTCACTATCATACCAATCAGGACTTACATAAGTCCATTGATGTCGGCAGTTATATCCACCTCTTACAACTAAAGGGTCGCCAGGCTTTTTACCTGACCACGATCTTTGCCTCCAAAGTTTTCTTACCTCATCAATAGTAAAGACGTTGCTTTGTCTCTTTTTATATACACCTCTTAATATGTTTTTGCAAACCTCCCTTGTAGTTGGAATAATATCACCAAAATACTTAACGTGGGTTAAACCAGCTTCTGAGGATTTATAAGCATTTACTTGGGCATCAAACTCACGTAATCCATCGTTTAATAGCTGAGATGCATATTTTCTCATATTATCACCAGCTCTATCTCTACCAAATTTTGATTGTAAAGTTTGAACTGCCTTATCAACTGACACTTGCATTGACTTTTTATTCTTATTCTTTTTAACAAAATCTACTAGTTCTTGTGCATCCTTATCGCTTGTTTTACTATATATACCATTTATCGTTTGTCTTAATTCTTGCTCTAATTCT